TATTCTTCCTGACTCAACCAAATCGGACATGGCTTATCTTACAACAGTTGGCCGTGTACTTAAGGTAGGCAACGCCGCCTATCAAGACAGCAAGTTTGGCGATACTCCTTGGTGTAAAGAAGGAGACTATGTGTGTTACGGTAAACACGCAGGGAATAAATTCCTATACAAAGGCATACAGCTACTGCTTATTTTTGACGACGATGTTAAAATGGTAGTTGGAAGCCCTAAAGATTTAGACCCAACATTTAATCTATCAAATTAATTTAACGTGTTGCTATTGTAACACGGTAACTTATACTATATAATATATCACATCAGCGTTATTCGTCTAAGTTCGCTGAGGACGTTAAACAGGAGAAGTACAAATGGCAGAGACTGAATGGTCTACTATTACACCTGAACAAGGTGAATCCCCCGATAAAATTGAAATTGAAATTGAAGGCGCAGAAGAAGAAGTTGTATCTGCTGCACCAGAAGTAGAAGTTGAGAAGCAGGCAAAACCTGCTCCAACCCCAGAAGTAGAAGCTGAAGAAGACACTACCACCGCAGAAGTGGAAGAGGAAGCACCAGCTAAAGAAGCAGAAACATCAGGCGCACAGAAGCGTATCCGTCAGCTGGTAAAACAGAAGAAGGAACGTGAAGCTCAGATTGAAGAACTGCTACAAGCTCAAAAAGACATGCAGGTTAAACTGCAGCAGCGTGAAGAAGAATACGGTACTCTTCTAAACACAAACGTAGAATCTAATGAGCGTCAAGTTACCGAAAGAATTGAACTTGCTAAGAGTGCCTATAAAGAAGCACTGGACAGCGGAGAATCAGATAGAATCTTACAAGCGCAAGAAGCACTTACTAATGCGCAGCAAGATAGCTATAACATTAAAACCTTCAAACAAGAGGCTGAATCTTTTAAGCCTGTTAACTTTGAAGAACAAGAGCAACAACTACCCGTTAATAAAGCCGCTGATAAAAAAGCACAGCGTTGGGTAACAGAGAATGACTGGTTTAATAAAGACCGTGTCTTAACTGCTGCTGCTCTTGAGATTGATTCAGAAGTACAAGGCGAAGGCTTTGACCCTGCTGATGACGATTATTACGAGGAAATTAACCGCCGTATGGCAGATACTTTTCCTAACAAATTCGGAACAACCACAGAAGAAGTAGTTGCCGATAAACCACGTACGAAGCCCACGTCAACGGCTTCTCAAGTAGTAGCTGGAGCATCGCACACCTCAGCATCCCCGTCTAACAAGAAAGTTAAACTCTCTCAAGAAGACGTACGACTCGCACAAAAGTGGGGAATTACACTTGAACAGTATGCCGCCGAAAAGCTGAAAGTAGAATCAGCTGGTGATGGTGAATATACAACAATTAACAGATAGCTGCGAAAGGATACATATACTTATGGCACGAAATACCACACGTGAATCCCAGTCTCGTGAACTGGAAACAAGAGAAACAGAAGACTACGAATATGTCGAACCGAACCTTTTAGATATTCCACAGTTTGTTAACAATAGATTTGACGAACAAGGAATGAAACTACGTTGGATACGTATCTCCCTTAAAGGTAAAGACGATTATACAAATGTCGGCAAGCGATTAGCTGAAGGCTGGGAGTTTGTTTCCTTAGACGAAGTACCTGAACTGGGCCACACCTCTATGGTTAGAGATGAGGGTCGTTATAGCGGTACTGTTTGCCGTGGGGACTTGGCTCTTGCCAAAATGCCCATCAGACGTGCAGAGGCACGGCAACGTCATTTCGAAAATGCATCTTCCGATATGGTGGACGCTGTTAACTCGCAACTTGAAAATGCAAGTGACAGAAAAATGCCTGTTCGAAACTCAAGTAAAACAAACGTAACCAGAGGACGTACACCCTCTTTCGATTAAGAACAAGGTGCTACAGAGCCTGGCTACATGATTCACAACTTTAGGAGATTAATAAAATGACTACTAAACTAATTACTGGTATCACTCCTTCTCGTGTTCGTGGTAACTCGCCTCAGAGCAGCGGTGCAACTTCGTACCCAATCGCTTCTGGTGCTGGTGCAATGTATACAGGTACTCCTGTACGCTTGTCTGGCGGCTCGCTGGTTCCACTCGTTACCTCTACTGAAATGCCTATTGGTACATTCCAAGGCTGCAGTTACGTAGCAGACGGGGAGCAATATTTTAAACCTTACTATTCAGGCGTGTCAGCTTCTGACATCGTTGGTCTAGTGAACGACGACCCAAGTCAAACATACATTATCAGCTCAGACACAACTGTTGCCGCTGGTATTGTTGGTAAGAACGTAGGCGCTACAAACATCGCTGCTGGTTCTGCCTTTACTGGTCGTTCCACAATCACGGCTCTAACTACTGCAGGTAGTGTCGGAACTTCGGCTGCTGGCCTGTTCCGTGTTATCGGTATTGTAGATGAGCCAGGTAACGCTGTTGGCGACCCATACACTCGTTTGGAAGTCCAAATGGGTGCTGTTAGCCAACAGAACTTCATTAACGTACTGGTATCAACTCCAGTTACAGTAACTAACTAAGGGAGATAATTAGAAATGGCTATTAATAGAGGAAGTATTTCCAAAGAGCTGCTCCCAGGTCTGAACGCTGTATTTGGCGTTGAGTACGGGGAAGTATCCGATGAACATGCACCATTGTTTGATGTTGAAAATTCAGACCGTGCATTCGAAGAAGAAGTTCTCTTCACAGGCTTCGGCACTGCACCTGTTAAAGGTGAAGGTGCTGCTGTGTCTTATGATGACGCACAAGAAAGCTACACTGCTCGTTACACACACGAGACTGTTGCTCTTGGCTTCGCCATCACAGAAGAAGCAATGGAAGACAACTTGTATGACACATTTGCTAAACTACGTGCCAAAGGTCTGGCCCGTGCAATGGCAAACACCAAACAAGTAAAAGCTGCTGATGTTTTCAACAACGGCTTTAACACTTCTTATGCAGGTGGTGATGGGGACCCATTGTTCTCAGCCTCACATGCTACGATTGGCGATGGCGACCAAAGCAACCTGCTTTCAGCTGCTGACCTTTCAGAAGCATCACTTGAGACTGCCTTGATTGCAATCTCAAAAATTAAAGATGACCGTGGTATCCTGATTGGTGCGCAAGCCGAAAGCCTGCACATTCCTTCAGACCTCGCATTCACTGCAGACCAGATTCTGAACTCTGCTTTGTCCACCACAATCGTTTCCGATTCAGGTGTAACAAACGTGAATGACATCAACAGCATCCGTAACCAAGGCTTGGTCCCTGGTGGGTTCTACGTGAACCGTCGTTTCACCGATACGAATGCTTTCTTCATCAAGACTGATTGCCCGAACGGTGCGAAAATGTTCGTACGTTCACCGCTTCAGACTAAGATGGAACCAGACTTCGACACTGGTAACCTTCGCTTTAAAGCTCGTGAGCGTTATAGCTTTGGTTGGTCAGACTGGAGAGGTTTCTTCGGTAACGCTGGCGCCTAATCGCTAGTCTGCTGACAGACTAAAAAATAGAAGGGCGTGGGAGTTGTATCCTGCGCCCTTTTTTAGTATAATAGGCACATCGAAGTTTATTATACAGGAGCGAATCATGTCGGCAAATCTTAGGGTAGCATATGTTACTTGCAATACTACACTGGTTAATACCGCTGTAGACACAGTTAGCGGTGTAGCGCTAAAAGGTACACGCATTAGAGGCGTCCATGCACAGGGTGTAGGTGAGTTTACTATCACTGGTACATCCGTAGATGCTTTTGGAAACTCTAACGGCGGTATCATTAAATTCACAAACACAACTAATTCGGATGTAACAGAAGCCTATCTTACTGACACAGGTGTCCGTATGGGTGGTACTGTTATTGTGCAATGTCCTACAGCAGGTTCAACGGTAACAATTTATTATGGCTAATTACACATATCTTGTAAACGATATTATTGAAGCAACTGAGAACGATGGTTCTGAGTTTATTTCTTATATTCCAAAGATGGTTAACCGTGTTGAAGACCGTCTTACTAAGACACTAGATGATTATGGTTTAGTGACTGCAACTTCTGTTGCTTTGTCAGCAGGTAAAAATACCTATACACTTCCAACTGGAACCCTTATTATTAAAAACCTACACCTTAAAGATGCAGGTTCTAAGATTGGACTACTACAAAGAACAGATGAATTTATTAATGACTACTGGCCTGTAAGTGCCAGCACAGGAACTCCAAAGTATTATGCACGAAAAACAAACAGTCAAATTGTTTTTGCTCCTACTGCAAGCGCTACTTACGGCGGTGAGCTTGTCTATGTCGTTAAACCTTCTGCTTTAACCAGCGCCAACCAAAACAATTATTTTAGTGATTATTGCTATGATGCTTTGTTTTATGGGTGTATGATTGAAGCCGCTAACTTTATGAAAAACTATTCTATTACACAAGTATACGAACAACAATATCAAAACTCAGTCAACCAGCTTCGCAATCAAGCACGTAGAACACGCCGTGATGATATGGAAGCTCCTGCTTCTCCTGCTGGTGGCGACAATCCAATCCAAGGAGGAAACTAATGGCAGCGTCAATGGCAGCACAAATTAGAGCAGCTTTGAAAGAAGGAAGTAAAAACCAAGCTATCAAACAATTTGGTGCAAGGGCTGTAGCACAGGAGCTTCGACGATTAGCAGCGGCTGCTGAGAAAGTTAAGAAAGCTAAGATTGCCGATACTCCTAATGTTCAAGCAATGGGTTCTGTTCAGGCAAAAAAAATGACTGCGCAAGAAAAGGCAACCAGAGCTTTTAATAAGGTTCAAAGGGCAACAAGTAAGCAGGAGATTGTCAAATCAGTTGATGATTTTATCAAAGCTGGCGGTAAAATTACTACAGTACCAAAAGACAAGGCACAAGTATATCGTG